GTAGAGATGTGCCTATAGTTGGAGTTAATGCAACGACTAGACGTAAGCCAGTTACGCCGACTGCTAAGGTAGTAGAGAAGTACATGGAAGGCGAGACAATGGTTCACAAGTGGTCGAATGTGGACTCTAGGGGCAAGCAGGGGATTGAGGAAGTTACAGCGGTAGGATTTGGTGCTGTCTTGATCCGTAAAGAAGTATTTGAAAAGACTGGTCGGCCTTGGTTTGATGCTGGATGGGGGCCAAACGGGGCTTGTGGCGAGGATGTGTATTTCTGCGTAAAGGCTGGTTCAGAGGGTTTTCAGACGTATGTTGACCATGAACTATCGATGCACATCCGGCATATCGGCACTTACGAGTATGGCTGGAAAGATTTTGAGCAGTTAGAGGAATAATATGGCGATCACTACCTATACCGATTTAAAGACAACGGTAGCTAACTACCTAGCGCGTAGTGATCTGACTTCTGTTATTCCTGATTTTATTCAATTGGCTGAATACCGTTTGCAGCGAGATTTACGGATTCGGCAAATGCTGGTAGTTGCTACAGCTTCTACGACAGCAGGTGACTCTACACTAGGGTTGCCGACTGATTTTCTATCGATGCGCGATATTCACTTGAATACCACTCCGGTATCGACATTGCGCTACAAAGCTCCTAATTCATTCTACGAAACAGCCCGTGTAACTGACTCTGGTAAGCCAGTGGATTACACGATTTTAGGTGCGGAGATGCAGTTAGCTCCGGTTCCTGATACAGCTTATACGGCTCAGATGTTGTACTACGCCAAACCTGCTCTCCTTAGCGATACTAATGCGAGTAATACGTTCCTAGCGTATTGCCCTGATGCGTTGCTATATGCGGCTTTAGGCGAGGCTGAACCGTATTTAATGAATGATGCGAGGTTGCAGACTTGGGCAGCTTTGTATTCTAGGGCGGTAGAGGGTATTTCTACGTCCGACCAAGCAAGTGAGTATTCCGGTCAACCTATGAGTATGTCTTACAACGTGAGGTGAAATCATGGCAGAAATGTCCAACTATCTCGAAAACGCGCTAATCAACGCGACTTTGAGAAACACATCCTACACAAGCCCTGCTACGGTCTATGTAGGTCTTTACACTACTGATCCGGGTGAGGGTAATACAGGTACTGAGGTATCTGGTGGTTCCTACGCTCGTACTGCTGTTACGTTTGGTGCGCCTAGCAACGGTGTATCTACGAATAGCGGTTCTGTTACGTTCCCGACTGCAACTGGTACATGGGGAACGATTACACATATCGGTATCTTGGATGCTTCTACTAGCGGTAATCTGCTGTATTACACAGCGTTAGACGCTTCTAAAGCTATTGCATCGGGCGATGTATTTACTATCTCGACTGGTAACCTTTCTGTGACTCTGGAGTAATTTATGCCATTAGTAATTGCTGACCGAGTTCGTGAAACGTCCACCACGACTGGCACAGGCACTCTAACGCTGGACGGGGCTGTAACGGGTTTTCGGACTTTTAGTTCAGCAATTGGCGATACTAATACTTGCTACTACACAATCACACTAGGTGCTGATTATGAGATAGGCGTAGGTACGGTAGGTGCTGGTACGTTGGCTAGGACTACGATCCTAAAATCGTCGAATAGCAATAATGCGGTTAATTTTGGTGCTGGCACTAAAGATGTATTCGTAACGTATGCGGCTGATAAGGCTGTTTACAAAGACGCGTCAAATAACGTCAATGCACTAGGTACGATTTCGTCTGGTGTCTGGAATGGTACGGAAATTACTGTTCCTTACGGCGGTACTGGCGTTGCTACATTGACAGGTATCGTCAAGGGCAATGGTCAGAGTGCATTTTCTGCTGCTGTAGCTGGTACGGACTACGTTACACCGACTGGTACTGAAACGCTGACGAATAAGACGTTAACCAATCCAACGGTTACGAACTACGTTGAGACTCCGTATGTAGCGAATAGTGGTACGGCTATTACGTTGGCTTTGACTAACGGTACAGTCCAGATCATTACGTTGACGGGTAACGCTACGATTACGATGCCTACAGCGACATCAGGTAAGTCATTCCTGCTGATGTTAAAACAGGATGGTACTGGTAGCCGTACTGTAACGTGGTCAACGGTTAAATGGCCTGGTGGAACTGCTCCGACGATTACCAGCACAGCTAGTAAGCAGGATATTTTCTCGTTCTTTGCTGATGGTACTAACTGGTATGGCGTAACTGTTTCTCAGAACTACACTCCGTAATATATGTCTTACGTTTATATGTTAATTGACAGCAGAAACAATACGCCTTTTTACGTTGGTAAAGGTAATGGTGACCGCTGCAATTTTCATGTAAAAGAAGCAATATATTATAAAAAAAGAAAATCATTGAAGTTGAGCAAAATCCGTAGCATTCTTAATGATGGTCATGAAGTGACGGTCGTTAAAGTTGAGGATAATGTTTCTGATGAAATGGCTATGGATTTTGAGTGCTTATTGATAAGCGAAATGCGTAGTCATGGATTTGAACTTACAAACATGACCGATGGTGGAGACGGAGCGTTAGGCTATAAGCACTCGGAAGGTCATAAAGAATATATGTCTACCTTGCAGAAAGGTAGGGTTATTTCTGAATCTCACAAACTAAAAATGCGTAAGCCCAAATCTGATGAAGGCAGAGCAAACATAGCTAAAGCAAGAAAAGAGTCTACTTATATACCATCAACAGAAACAAAGTTAAAAATATCATTGGCACTAAAAGGTAGGATTAGTCCAATGAAAGGAAGAAAGCAGACTGAGGAAGCAAGACAAAAGATGAGTGTTTTAAGAAAAGGTATTAAAAAGCCTAGAGTTTTTTGCCCACATTGCGAGAAAGACATTGCTGTAAATACTGCTAGTCGCTGGCACTTTGATAATTGCAAGGAGAAAAGATAATGTTCGCGGCTAAAAACACAGCGGCTCCTTCAGGTGAAGCGGTTTACATAGAGTCGGTATTCTCGACGTACTTGTACACCGGTACGGGGTCTTCTCAAACCATTACTAATAGTATTGACCTTTCTACTAAAGGAGGGTTGGTTTGGATTAAAGGTCGTTCTGGTGCGACAGGGCATCGTCTTACTGACACTGTTCGTGGCGCAACCAAATCGCTTGAATCAAATAGCACAGCAGCAGAAGCAACAGAATCTACAGGACTGACCGCTTTTGGAACTACTGGTTTCACAATTGGCGCTGATGCTGACTACAACACTAACGCTGCTACCTACGCCTCATGGACATTCCGCGAGCAAGCTAAGTTCTTTGATGTGGTGACTTATACGGGGAATGGTGCAAATAATAGGCAGATTTCTCACAATCTTGGTTCTGCGCCGGGGTGCATTATTCTTAAGCGAACAGATGGAGCCGGTGATTGGTGGACATACCACAGAAGTTTAGGAGATGTTGGTGGATTTTCTTATGACTTACAGTTAAATACAACATCAAATAGAACTGCGTATCAAATTTTTGGAACCGCTTCAACACAAACAAGCACCTATTTTACTTTAGGTACGGTGTTTGCTAATGAAATGAATGGTAATGGCGCAACTTACGTCGCCTACCTATTCGCCCACGACGCAGGTGGCTTTGGCTCGTCTGGTACGGACAATGTGATTAGTTGTGGAAGCTATACGGGCACAGGGGCTTCTGGTAACACGATTACGCTTGGTTACGAACCGCAGTGGATATTAATAAAAAATGCTAGTGCAGCTGCAAACTGGCTTCTTTACGACACTATGCGCGGTTTGCCAATTGGCACTGGTGATAAATATCTTGTTCCAAACGCAACCACCATAGAAACTGATTCTAATGCCGTTGATTTATCCGCGACTGGTTTTTCTATAACCGCAACCAGCGCAAACTGGAACACCAACGGCTCAACCTACATCTACATCGCCATCCGTCGTGGCCCGATGAAAACGCCGACGAGTGGAACGAGTGTGTTTAGTCCTAATGCGTCTTCGGCGCAAACCGGAACTATAACCAGCGGATTCCCAACAGACTTAACAATGAGTTTTGATAGAACTGCTGGATTTACGTCAGGTTTTCACAGGATGTTTCAAGACAGATTGCGAGGTGCTTTTAACATTTTGCAATCTAATGCAACTGATGCAGAAACAAACAATACTTCTACTGCATCTTTTGCATCAAATACAGGAATCGTATTAAATGGTGGAGCAGTTTATGCAAGCGGATATGTTCACGAACAATTCCGTCGCGCCCCCGGCTTCTTTGATGTGGTTTGCTATAGCGGAAATTCGGTAAATGGACGAACAGTTACACACAACTTAGGTGTTACTCCACAATTAATAATTGTAAAACCAAGAACGATCGTTGTTGATTGGAGCGTATATGCCGAGCCAGCGGGTAACACGCTACAGGCTCCGCTAAACGCCGCAGAGCGTTTTACTAGCGTCATTAATTGTTGGAACAACACAAGCCCAACAGCCTCTGTGTTCTCTCTTTCAAATAATGCGCAAGTAAATAGAACTGGCGATACATACGTTGCTTATTTATTCGCAACTTGCGCCGGCGTATCGAAAGTAGGCAGTTACACGGGAACAGGCGCACTACAAACAGTTGATTGCGGTTTCTCGGCTGGTGCGCGGTTTGTTCTTATTCACCGCATAGATGTTAATGCAGATTGGTATGTATGGGATTCGGCGCGTGGCATCACAAGCGGCAACGATCCTTATCTTTTATTGAATTCAACCGCCGCTGAAGTAACAAACACCAACTATGTAGATACAGACAGCACTGGTTTTAAAGTCACAGCAGCAGCACCAGCAGGATTGAATGCTAGTGGTGGCAACTATCTTTTCTTGGCAATAGCGTAGAGGAAATCATGGAACTAAGAATTAGAGACACAGGGCAAGTGATGACCGACTCAGAGTTCAGGTCATTGCATCCAGATACAAGCTTTCCTCCGCAACTAACGGTAGAACTGCTAGACGGTTTCGGTGCTGATCCGGTGCTTAACGGCCCACAGGCTCAACCAACACGCTATCAGATAGCTTTTAGAGATGGTGTCGAGGAAATCAACGGGCAATGGTTTACCAAGTTCTCAGTAGCCGATATGGACGCTGACGCTATTGCTGCGTTAGACGCTAGCCAAGCGAATTCTGTACGAGCAGATCGTAACCGTAGGTTGTCAGAAACAGATTGGCGTTTTCGTAGCGATATGACACCATCTCAGGCATGGATTGATTATTGCCAAGCCTTGAGAGATGTACCTTCGCAAGCAGGATTCCCTTGGGATGTAACTTGGCCTGTGGAGCCATAAATGCTCGGATTTTCTCCGCTATCGTCTGCTGCTGTATCTGAGATTAGGATAACGACGCTAGTTCCTGCGACTGGTAGTGTTACTGGTCGTGCTGTCGTAACGGCTGCTGGAACTCGTCAGGCTGTAGCGTCTGCGGCTATATTAGGTCGTGCTGTTGTAACGGCTTATGAGGGGGCTATACAAGGTAATGCCGCTATTTTGGCTAGGGCTATAGTTACCGCTAGAGAAT